TCTCTAGCAGCAACTACTTTATTGCTCCAGACAGCTACTCCTAGTACCCCACCGGAACCTGTAACTTGATTGTCGTCATACTTGCTAAAGCCTTTTATTTTAGCATAGCCCCCCGTCACAGACGGCTCATAGTTTTGTAGCGTAATGGCTTCTCCGGGTTTTGCAACGAACACACTTTTGTCAAGGACTAACCCGCCATCGCAGTTTATAGGAAAGGCTTGGATTGGCATTAAACGGCTCTCATGTAGTCTTTTTGATTTATTAGCTCAGTTTTCATTCTACGAATACCATTCTCGTAGTCACGGAAAGCAAACTGTGCTGCCTGATCGTTACCCCTGAGAATGTGAGTGTAGTATTTCACACGGGCTACAATCACATCGTGATAGCGCGTAGGTATCTTCGGCTTATCTGTGTATACAGACAAGTCCGCAGAAGAATCATAGAAGTCAAACAGAACGTCATACTGCGTGTTCTCAGGTATAGGGGTAATACCGAAAGAGTTGTCGCTCCTTACGCGGTACACACAGTCAGGGCTGTTAAACCCATCATCCGGTGCAGACAGGGCTAAAAACTCGTTTTGCCTGTACGAAGCGTGGTAACGTCCGTCCCCTCCTTGGTACTCATCAAAGGACTTGTACTTGAGAGGTCCAGACGAAGCATCCTCTTCAAATACTTCTACAAAGTCTATATCAAGATTTTGTGATGCAGTGTTACTAAGGCTAATAAAAGTCTGTTGTGTAGATGCTGTAAATGTAGTAGTCTTAATCTCTCCACCGCCTACGTTTGTAATAGTAAAGGTAGTGGACAAATCAGAGTCCTTATCGCTGCTAGACCCTGCAAACACGTTTAGCGTCTCAGAGGTAGATGACATAGTTGCAGAGGCTATCCTTGCTGTAATACGGTACGTCCTATTCTCTATAGTAGGTATTGCCTGATCTACGCACCCATCGTTTAGCCGCAAAACTCCTGCAGCATATGTCCTACCACTAACCGAATTACTAAGGGCAGGAGTTCCAGAGGTGCTTGTTCCTGCAGGATCTGTGCTTCTACTGTCCCAGAAGGAACCTAGAGTAAAGGTCTTGTCGAAGTCTCCCTGCCGAATAAGGTTCTGAGGGCGCAAGAAGAAGCTATCATAGTCTACGTCCGTGCAGAAAGTAATGTCACCGGATGTAGCCGTAAAGGTAGAGGATACGCCGGTCAGGGTTTCAGATGCTTGAAACTCACCTTCCACAGGCTCAATTAGCATGTACTGTTCTTCCGTGTGTCCTCCATGCGGCGGCACTCTACGCAGAATACCTTTCGCAGAGGACGTACCCCCCCGTAATCATTTCGTTAATCGTGAAGCCCCCGCTAACACTAGATACTTCTATCTTTACTGGATACTTGTACTTACCCTTGCCGCCAAACAACGTGTACCTTCCGTTATGGAAGTGCCACGGCCACTGTATATATTCAGCGTCAACATCACGAATAGCTTTGTTTATATCTTTTTTAACTGTAGTCTGTACTCCCCGTGTACCTGATAACCCTGCAGCAGTTTCTGCAATGGTTGTCTCGTTAAGGTCGTACAAAACAGCGTTGATTAATTCTACATAATTCATGGCTTGCCTAACTGTGGTTGGCTAAAAAGAGTTCATCTATAGTTAACACTGCCTCTATCCTATTAGCAGTTCCTGCAGTTAACTTTATAATATCGCCCTCGTTTAAGTTTAATTCTAGCGCGAGTAATACGTAGTCGTTTGCCGCTACGCTCTTACTACCAAGAAGTTTATAGGTCGCACTAGCACTCGCATCTGTAAGCTCTAGGGTTACAGGCGTGGCATTTCCTGATGTTTCGCAGATAATTATATTTTTTAGAACAGCATCGTGACCAGCAGGAACAGTATACACAGTTGTCTGACTTGTGCCGTCAAGCGCAACTGCAGCATTTCTTAGTCGTACTGCTCTTGATAGTGTTGAGGTCAAGAATCTATTCCTTTTCTTGGGTCTATTACAGGTTTAAAATTAGTACCCACAGACGAGATACATTCAGCGTTGGGGTTTATATCGGAAATTCCAGTCAGGGTATACGTTTTAGTTAGTGGGTTTATATACATTGTAAATGTTACTTTGTACTGACTGTCCCTGAAAGAGAATGCAGGATACTCACCATGTTTCTCTGCTAGAGGTGCAAAAGAACCAATTGGAATGCAGACAACGCCCGTTTGTGCGTAACTAGGCACTGCAGCTACAAGAAGAGCTAATACTGCTAAAATGCATTTCACTTTACATTCCCCAAGCCTTCTTTAAATACGTTTGAACAAGCGTTGATTTTGTAAATATGTCTTTCTGAGCGGTCTTTAAGTAATCGTTTACCTCGTACATATTTTGCAAAATAAAAGACTGTTCGTAAGATACGTTAGAAGACATCCATCCAATTATATTCTGTCTAATTCCTTTAGTAACTTTTTGTACCCCGTGGGGGTAAATGATAGGGAAGATAACTGCTTCTCCAGCGTTTAGCTTCTTTCCTATCTGCCCTACAGGAGTTGTTAATGTAAACTCCCCACCCTCGTAATCGTCTGTTAGATTTATACTAAAACCATAGTCAAAGAATACATTGTTTGATTTTGGTCTGGCCTTAAAAGCGTCTACGTGAAGATCGTAATAGTCACCCTCTCTGTATCGGTTATAAAAATTTACTGATACTCTTGTAGGACAATACACGCTGTCAATGTAGTGTGTATCATATAAGATATTAGTAACTAGTTTTCTAACTGTGTCTGGTATAGTAGCAGACTCATCGTTACTCTTAATATCTTCTAGGTCGGGAGCAGAGTCTTCACCTTTGCTAAAAGTTTTGTGGTTTATATTGTCTAGGCAATATTCAACATTCTGGTCGTTAAGTAGCTTGATAAACATATGTACCTCCGTCAATTCAATATCAAAGCAAGAAGGGTGGGGTTTTTAAAAGGAACCCCACAGAAACCTTTAGTTCACTTACGTACCCGTAGATACAGTAGCAGACTCAGTAGGATTGCGTGAAATATCAACCATACAAACGTGAAGTCTGAAACGTAATGCACTTTCACCAGTTGAACCACCATCAAGAATGAGGCAGTCAATAGTGTCAGCACTTGTCAGGATACGGGCATTAGAACCAGAGGCTCCAACAGCCGCTTCTAGGAATGGCGAGAAACCAGCGGCACATGCGGAACCGTCAAGAAAACAGTCCACATCACCACCAGTAATACCAATATCCATAGTAATCTGACCATTGCCACGCGCTTCAAGAACTTCAAGCGCACCAGCAACAATCATCGTATCTGCGGGAACGTCAATCATCTGAATAACGTCACCACCCGTTCCGCCATCTGCGGTATCCCAAACAGGGGAAGTAACCACATAGGGCGTTGGCATCCGTGACGGATGGCCTACGGTGCCGCCTCCAGAGGTAGTACGATCATAAGTAGCCATAATTCATACCTCCTTTAGCTGTAGTCAACAATGCCAAGGACCAAGCCTTCTGGACGAATGACCTTACGGCCATATACGTGCAGACCACGAACCACATCAGCAAATGAATCAGGATCGCGAATAACTTCAGTCTTAGCAATGGAGTTAGCAGTGGCAACTGCAGACATATGCCCAGCAAGAATAATATTCTCACCCGAAGCAACGCCACTGAGGGATACCATGTCCGTAGTCGTAGTCGCATCAGCGGACTGACGAAGGGCATTGGATTTATACAGCGTGAAGCCCATAACTTTCTGAGCCGTCAGCATCCCATTACGCATGGGGGACTGAGCGTCACCAGTTACTTGAACTTCAGCAATTTTAGCACCCGCTTTGTAGAGAGTTTCATAGAAACGCGGGGGCGCTACAAACCAACGATTTTCTTCAGGAACATCAACCTGATCTAGGTGACGCGCCATCTTAGCGATGATTTGCACAGCCTCATCACCGGCATCACTGCCGTCCATCGTATGAGGAGTACCTGCAGTACCAAGTGCGGAGTCGGTTTCAACGGAGCCAGAAGCACCCTTAATACCTGCACCATCAATCATAACCTGCAGTACATTTTTGTCGTAGTTACGCTTCAAGGAGTATGCACCTGAAGAGGTTGCAAGCGCCTCAAAGTTAACATGCGATTGACGTTCTTCGATATCATCTACCTTGAACGCAAAAGCTTGAGCCTGATCTACTTCCAGAGTAATCTCATCGTCAGCCAAGTCCTGCGGAGTAACCACAGCACCACGGGTATACGCTGAGATGGAAACAGTAGGTTCTTTAATAATACGAACCGTGTCTCCGTAGTTCTCAATCTCCCCCGCATAGTCAGTGTTAGTAATATCTTCTACAACTGACGCACGGCGGAAAAATTTGAGAACCTTCTGGCTATAGATTTCAGCTTGGAAATTACCGGACGGTAGATTACCGTAACCGGATGACACACCAACTGCCATTTTCTTAGCCTTTCTCTATTAGCTATTGAGTTACGATACGACCCTCCGCATTTGCTAAGTCAATCTCTGCTTCAAGCTTGTCAAATTCATGCGGTTTGAGTTTACGTATCTCTGAGGTTGTCCATGTTTTCTTATTAGCATCCTGATTAACAGAAACTGTTTTAGCATTAGTCTTAGTAATTGCTTCTGCTGCAGAACGCTTTGGACGGCCTCTTTTTTTGTTAAGCCCTTTATCGGCTTTGTACAAATCTAGAACACGGGATGCGTACTTAACATCGGAACTATTTCCCGTAACTCCTTCTG